AAAAAAAAAACTAATTATTTAGAATCTTTAAGACAAGAAAATATATCAATTATTGATAAAAAAATACAAGAAGAAAAAAATGCCAAAGCTATTGATTTATTAAATGAGTTTAGAAATAAATTAGAAAGCATAAAAAATGCTAGTCCTAATCAAATTGATGAATGTATTATTTCATGTTTAGAATTAAGTGAAGTATTAAAATAATAAGAAAACCGCCGCAGAGCGGTTTTTTTGTTTTTGACAAAAAAATGCTTATATTTTAAAAAAAATAAATAATTTATGTCAACATATAAAAGGACTGCAAGAGAAATTAAAGTTAGTGAGAAATGTATAACTAATAAAAATATAAATGTAAAAATAGGTACTGTAGAAAATAGAGATGCTCCTAATACTATTTATGTCTTTATTAGTTTTTGGTTACAACCAAAAAAAGAATATAAAGAAAAAGAACAAGAGTATTTAAAATCTACGCTAGAAAGAGAAATCAACACAATATATTCTGAAAAATTAAAGCCATTGCTTATAAAAAGTGAAATTTTTCCAAAGGAAAATGAAAATATTTTTATAAAAAATATACCTGATAATTTAAATTATAATGATAAAAGAAATTTTATCTCAATAGAATTATATTTACACACTTGTAATATTTTAAAGAAAGAAAAAATTCCATTAAGCGTAAAAAAGAATACTGAAATGTTTGATGAAGCTATTACTTTAAGTAATTTAATTGGAGATTCTGATTTATTAAACAATAAATCTTTTTTTGAAATTCAAAAGAAATCATCTTAAAATATAAAAAAAAGAGGTATTTATTTAAAAAACAAATACCTATGAGTTCAAAAAAAGTTACAATTTCTGAATTAAAAAATTATATTATTTCAGAAGCTAAAAAATTATATGATTTAGAAATCTTAAAAGAGGAAAAGCGTAAAATTGAAAAAGCTTTATCTGAAATTGATAAAAGAGCTATGAATGCTGCCAAGCAAGATATAGAAAAAGATGGCGGTAAATTTGAACCTCTTGGTAAAAATAAATTTGAAAAAAACATTGACAAAAAAGAGCTTAAAAAAGCTATGAGTCCTGAAAAAATGGAAGAAAAAGTTAATCCTTGGGCTGTTTGTCATGCTTCTACTGGTCCTGAAAAAGATAAAAAATTTGAAAAATGTGTAATGGATGTAAAAAAGAAAGAACACATAAAAGAAGAAACTCCTTCTGCAGGGCTATCTAAAAAACAAAAATCTGATGTTGTTAAAAGTACTAAATCTGGTGAAGATATTGGAAATAAAGGTAAAGGATTTAAAGATGTTGCAGCAAAAGCAGAAAAAGAATATGGAAGCAAAGAAAAGGGAGAAAAAGTAGCAGCAGCTTCAATGTGGAAAAATATAAAACGTGAGTCCGACAATGATTCAGAGTTTAAAAAATTTAAATTTAAAATTAAACATGATAAAGGATATATAAATATTAGTACTACTGCTACTGATTTAGAGACTGCAAAAAAGAAAATAATGAATGCAGAAGGTTGCCCAGAAAGTGCTTTAACATATTTAGGTTAATATATAAATTAAAATTTTAGAGAAAACCCTTGAATTTTCAAGGGTTTTTTTATTGTCGTTTAGAAAACAAAAAAAAGTTTATTATTTATAATAAATTAATTATCAATGATAAACGATTCAAAATACATTATACGTGAGTTTTACGCTTTCAATGCAAACCCTCAATTAATTAAAGAGGCAGAAGAAAGAGGTAAACCATTAGTTATGACTGGTATATTGCAGAAAGCAGATACAGTAAATAGAAACGGTAGAATTTACCCATTCAATATTCTTAAACGTGAAGTTGATAAATACATGGAGCTTGTAGAAAACAATACTGCAGGTGGTGAATTAGACCACCCTGATAGTGCTGTTGTTTCTTTAGCTAATGTATCACATAGAGTTATTGATATGTGGTGGCAAGGAACTGACCTTTATGGAAAAGTTTTAGTAGCTGAAGATGTAGAAGCTGGAAAAAAATTAAAAGGTTTATTAAAAGCTGGATTTACTTTAGGAATTTCTTCAAGAGGTGTTGGTTCAGTTAAAAGTCAAGGAGGAAAAGATATTGTACAAGAAGATTTTGAATTAATTGCATTTGACTTTGTATCATCTCCTTCAACTCCTGGAGCTTATTTATTTAAAGAAGGTAAAGAAGTATTTACTCGTGGAATGGTTCCTTTAAAGGCTGAACACTATAGTTTTATTACTCCAAAAGGAGAAGAATTAAATGAAGAATACGAAAAGTATACAAAATTATTTGAATTAAGTAATAAAGATTTTTGGAAAAATCTTTAAAAAAATGCATATAATTTCAAATTTATCAATTTTCATAATATTTATTAACAAACATCTCAGAAAATGAGCGAAAAAAACAAAAAAACTCCACTTGAAGAAGCAGTCTTAAATTATGCAGAGATACAAAAATTTGCAGAAGAACATGCTGCTGCTCAATTAAAGGAGCAAGTTTCTGAAAAAATTAAAGAAATTTTTGAAGATAAATTAAACGAAGAAATTACTATTACTATTTCTAATGATGGTGAAAATGTTGAAGTTGCTAAAGACGGAGATGTAATGTCATCAATGAATGATTTAGATAATAATATTGAAAACGGTTCAGAAGAAATGGGTCTTGAATCTCCCGAAGATAAAAATTCAGATGATGATTTAGATTCAGATGAATTTATAGTTTCAGATGAAAATGATGAGATTTCTCTTGAAGAAGAAACTATGGAAGAAACAATTCAAAATACAAATATGGAAGAAATGAATAAAATTACAATGGAAGATGCAGCAGCACAACCAGCAGCAGCAACAACACAAACAGCTGCTCCAGTAGCAGATGCAACAGCAGCTCCAGCAGTAGACGCAGCAGCTCCAGTAGATGGAACAGAAACAGCAGCAACACCTGAAGAAGCTATGCCAGAATTGTTATCAAAACTTGATACATTAATTAATGTATTATTACAACAACAAGGTGCAGCACCTGAAAATGATGCAGCTACAGCAGGAGAAGATGGAGAATTTGAAGTAATTGATGATGAAGCAGGCGCAACAGCTCCAGCAGGTCCAGTAGCAGATGCAACAGCAACTCCAGCTCCAGCACCAATGCAAGAAGAAGAAATTGAAATAGTTGATTTTGATGGAGATAAAGAACATGAAAATTTCATTGATGAAATGGAAAATGAAATGTTAGAAATTGTTGATGAAGATGAAGTGCCTATGGAAGGTATGTCAATGGAAGAAACAAGAGGTCTTAGCTTTACATCAAAAAGAACAGGAGACAAAACTCTTAAAATGGATACAATGAAAGATGAAAAAGGTCATCATGCACCTGTAACATCTTTAAAAGAAAATAAAGCTCAACAAGAGTCTAAAGTAGACGAGCTCATTAAGGAAAACGTTGGTTTAAAAAACACGGTTAAAGAACTTCAAAAAGATAAAAAAGATTTTGAGGTAGCTTTTATCGAACTCAGAAAACAGTTTAACGAAATGCAAAATTTTAATGGAAAGTTAGCATTAGTAAACAGAGTGTTAATGAATGGTGGACTTACAACAGAGGAAAAAGTAAGAATCTGTGAACAATTTGACCAAGCAGCAACATTTGATGAAGCAAATAAACTTTTTAAAACTATTATGAAAGAAAGCACTCACAAGGTTGCTGCAAACACAGTAGATAAATTAAAAGGAGCTTCTACTAATACTATAAAACCTAGAAGTACATCAGAGCCTCTTTACGAAAGTGTAGAAGCAAAAAGATTAAAAAGACTTGCGGGAATCGGTAAAACTGAAGAAGAGAACTAAAAAAAATAAAAAAAAATAGTAAAAAATTAGAAAAAGAAAAATTTAATACTATTTATTATTAACAATTTAAAAACCAAAAAAAAACACAATGAGTGAATTATTAAATAGCGGTAAGGTTGGTCTTACAATTTTCAAAACATTAGCAGAGCAAAGAACTGCTATCATGAACAACTGGAAAGATTCTGGTTTGTTAGAAGGTTTGAAAGGAATGAAGAAATCTAACATCGCTCAGCTTTTAGAAAGCCAAGCACAATCAATGTTAAACGAGGTTACTCTTGATTCTTCTGCAGGAAGATTTGATACAGTAGCATTCCCAATCGTAAGAAGAGTTTTCTCAAGATTGTTAGCAAACGAGATTGTTTCAGTACAACCTCTTGCTTTACCTTCTGGATTATTATTCTACATGGATGCGAGAGTATCTTTCAATGGAACTGATACAACATTTAACAACCCAGTATATCCTAACTTCCCTGATAACTCAGGTGCAGGTTCTTATAGCAAAGTAGCGCCAGCTAACACTGCTAACGGACAAGCTGGTCCAGTATTCGCAGATACAACTGCATACGAAAGATTCTATAACAACAGAGGTTTCGACTTATCATTTGGTACAGGTGAAACTGCAATGGGTACAACTAATGGTGCTCTTGCAAGTACTTGGACAGGTGGTATCAAAGCGTTAAACTTCGCTTTAGGTACAGGATTTAACGTATCAAAACAACAATCATCAGCATCTTTATATTTATCTGCTGTAACAGCGATTTATTATTCAGGTTCTAACGGTAATACTCTTATCGTAGCAGCTGGTGGAAGAGTACCTTTCTACTCTCAAATCCAAACTTGGACTCAAGACCAATTCGCTAATAACGAATTAGATGCAGTAGTTGACTTAAGAGTTAACGGTGTATATGGTTCTGATTTCAATCCAGCGATGTTAAACAACGGTGCTGGTACATTTGGAGCATCTTACACAATCAATATGGTTCCTGCTTACCAAGTTTATAATGACCTTGAAGCAAAATCAGAAATGGGAGAAATCACAATCAGATTCTCAAGTGTAACTGTAAATACAATTACAAGAAAATTAAGAGCACACTGGACTCCAGAATTAGCTCAAGATTTAGAAGCTTACCATTCAATTGATGCTGAAGCTGAATTAACAGCTTTATTATCTGAGCACATTGCTGCTGAGATTGATAGAGAAATCATCATCGAATTAATTAATGGTGCTCCTTTCAGAGCTAGATGGGATTACAAAGGGTTATCTAACAATGCTAACTTCTTCGGTACTCAAAAAGACTGGAACCAAACTTTAATCACAAGAATTAACGAGATTTCTGCGCAAATCCACAAGGCTACTTTAAGAGGTGGTGCTAACTGGGTAGTTTGTTCTGCTGAAGCTGGTGCAATCTTCGATGATTTAGAATACTTCCACGTGGATGGTTCTGCTCAACCAGAGTCTGAAAAATATAACTTAGGTGTTGAAAAAATTGGTAACTTAGGTTCAAGATATGTGGTTTACAAAGACCCTTATTTACCTGCGCCAATCGTATTAATCGGTCACAAAGGTTCTACCTTCTTAGAGGCTGGTTTCATCTACGCACCTTATATTCCACTTCAGTTAACTCAAACAATCTATGACCCTAACGATTTAACACCAAGAAAAGGTATTATGACTCGTTACGCTAAGAAGATGGTTAACAACAGATTCTACGGTGTTATCTACATTGATAATATCAATACTTACTAATCGAAAGATAAAGTATATAATAAAAAGAGAGCTCAAAAGGCTCTCTTTTTTATTTTATTGGATATCCAACTATTTTACAATTTTTATCTTATTTAGTATTTTTTTCATCTTGCTTTATTACTTGATAAGTTGTATAAGGATAAGTAATACCTGAAAATGTTTTAGTTTCATCGCATTTTTCTGGATTATTACAAAAGTGAGGATATTGCGCTGGATATGTCATTAAAACATTGCCAGATGGCCTCATTTTTCCTATACCACACTTATCACAAGTATAATCTACTTGAATAGTTTTTACCTCTTCTTTAATTTCCATTATTTATCTTTTTGTTCTTTAAGTAATTTACTTATTAACTCTGTATTAGTAATAAACTCATCTCTTACTTTTAAGTTTTTATTGATTTCATCTTCAAAACGAATTCTTTTTATAGAAACAAAATTAGAATAAGCATCAATCAAATCTCTTTTCCATTTTTTTATATCTAACGTATAAAACCTAAAACCCATATGGCCATGTAGATAACAAGGCATTTTAAAGGCGAATTCAGGAACATGCATTCCATAAATTCCAGCTGGATATTCATCATGGCTAATAGAAACATTTATGTGTCTATCATTTTTTTCACCCTTTTCAACAATATTAAAAGCAGAAATATAGCATTTTAAGACACGATAGCCCTCTGGAAATTCAGCTGTAATTGGATATGGCTCAATACTAAATATTGAATCACCTTTTTCAAGGTCTTCAAATTTCTTTTTAAGAGGTAATTTTTTCTTTTTTTGAATAATCATTTTTTCCTCTTCTTTCTCAATATATTTAAGCCTATCTTGACATTGTTTTATGAGTGATTCCGCCTCATATTTATTAAGCTTTTTTACACTTTTCATATTCTTATTCGAAGATTTTTACTTTTATGTAAACCATAATTAATATTCTGCTAATGAAAATATATTTTCTGAATACGGTTTAAGTTTTTCAGCACCATTAAGAAAGCTAAGCCCAACCATAAAATAAAAACCTGATATATTTCCCCCTTGACGTTTAATTAATTCAGCTGTAGCAGCTGCAGTTCCTCCAGTAGCCAATAAATCATCATGAATTAATACATTCATACCAGGCTCAATTGCGTCTTCATTCATTTCAATTTTACTTGACCCATATTCAAGGTCATATTCAATACTAACTGTTTTAAAAGGAAGTTTTCCTGGCTTTCTAATGGGTATAAATGGTACTCTTAATTTATTAGCTAAAAGAAAACCAAAGAAAAAACCACGACTTTCTGCTCCAGCAATAGCATCTACTTTAATACCTTTATTCAATATTTCAAGATATAACTGAGAAACAATGGCCTCACATAATTCAGCATCTTTTAAAACTGGAGTAATATCCTTAAATAAAATCCCTGGTTTAGGAAAATCTTGTACATCTCTTATTGTTTCTTTAACTCTTTTTTGAAGTTCTTTCATTTTGTTCTTTTATTTGTCTTGTTAATTCATAAAATCTTGATAAGAATTTAGCTTTAGCTTCTTCTTGAGACCAATAAGTAAATTCTAATTTTTGATTTACATGAAATCTTTCATATTCATATTGAAGTAACTCATAATCTACCTTATGAACTCTTTCTGTAAGAGGATAGGTAAGATTATATTTTTTAAATATAATACTCAATAGATTTTCCTCGATTTCAACATATTGAGGAATTTGCATTTTAATCGGTTTAGGTAAATCAATTAAATAAGCTTCTGAAGCATCATGCATCAATAATTCTAATTGTTCTTGAATAGTCTTGCCTTTTAAAGAACATAAAACTGAATGTTGAGCTACAGAGTAAAATTTAGGACAATGACCTCCATATCTACAAAGCATTGATAAAGCATGTGCTATATCATCTATTTTAATATCCTCTTCCTTTGGGGCGAAGACATCAAATAAAACTCCTGAACGAACTAAGATAGCTCTTGGGTTTAATTTTTTAGCCTCTAATAATTTCATAAGCTATGTGTTTGAATAACAAAAGTATAAATTTATTTTGATATATGCAAAAAGAGTTGTTTTTTTTTGTTATTTATATATAAAAACAATGGATATCAGGCTAATAATAAGGGAAGAACTTGAAAAAATTATGAGTCCAAAGACTTCAGAAGAAGTTTTTGATAGAGATATTTCATATATAAAAGGTTTTAAACTTTTAAAAAAAGAATCTAAAAACAATTCTGATATATGGGTTTTTGAACATAGAACAAAAGATTATTTTATAAGATTTTATTTACATAAAAATAAATCTAGTAGAGAATGGACGGGCAAAATATTTGTTTATTGGAAAGAATATTCTCCTGATTTTACAAGTGCAAAAGGAAAAGATTTTGAATATGCTTTTGGTCCATTTAATTCATATAAAGAAATGATTTTTAATTTAAATAATAAATTAAAAAACAATCCTTTATTCTCAAAAGAGATTTATTTAGATGATACAGAAACACAATTCGATAATGATTCTATAGAAATGCTAAAAAGATTAATATCAATAAAAGATAAACTTTATAAAGTAAAAGATAAAAAATTTAATAAATTAAAAAAAATATATAATAAAATACACAACTTTAAAGATGATGTTCAATTTAAAGAATTTTTAAATAAAGAATACCCAAAAGAAGAAGATAAACAAACTTTATTAATTATACTTCAAGAAATTCATCAAATAGATTTTTACTTACATAAAGAAGACTTAGAAGGTTTATTTTAACTATTTATAAATAAAAAATATGGCATTTCACAACGTAAATTACACAATGGTACCACTAACAGGTGGAACTTATACATTAGGAGACTTAGGGAATAGTATAACAGCATCTACAGTGCATGAAGTTTACTGTATTAGTGCAGGAACAATTTCAATTACTGCATTTGGAGGAGGTACTGCAACTTTACCAATGACATCTGGACAAAGCATAAAAGTTATGCTTGGTAGTTGTACTGTAGTTTCAGGAGCTTATGTAGGATTCAAAACAAAATTTGATTCTTCTGGAATTGGTAGAATTCAATTTTCATAAAAATAAAAAATGGGAAGTTTTTGCGCTAATGGCTGTTTAACTGGAATGACTACTTCGGAGCAAGTAGCACTTTACAAGAGAATAAGATATTTTCTTGGTGAGCCTGTTATGGGAGTAGAGCTTGTAGATGAACAAATAGAAACTGCTATTTGTATTGCAATAGAAGAATACTCAAGTTATATAAACAACTGGGTAATGCAAAATAGATTAGGAGAGATGTTAGGTCTTCCCTCTGAAATTGATTTTACATTAAAATATGTTTCTAATAGTCTTTATTTTGAAAAATCTTATGCTACATCATTTGGTGAACAAGTAGGATTAGGAGCTAATAGTATTAGAGAAATTAAAACAGGAAGAATTACTCTTAGCGCTGGTACACAAGATTATTATTTGCCTGCTGGAATAGAAGTTGATAGTGTACTTTGGTTTACACCAAGTTTTATTAATTTATTTGGTTTAGACCCTTTTTCAAATTCAAATATTGCATTTACAGAATTTGGAGCTTCATTTGCAGGTCATACATTATATCATGTAATGCCTGTGTTTGATACTATTTTAACAGCTCAAGCTGCTGAATTACGTAACAGAGTAAGAGGTTCAGAATATTCTTATATTTTAAGAGGTGGTCCAAATGGACAAAGACTTTTAAAATTATTTCCTGTGCCACAACCTGGAAACTCAACTGCTTCAGCTGGAGGTACAGGAACTCCTGGAACTTTATTTTATACTTATTATGATACTGTAAGTTTATATAGTGGAAATACTGCAAACCCAGGATTTACAGGATATACACAAGCACAAATTGATGCTGGATTTCAGGGTAACGGATTGGTATCTTCTCCTGCTGATGTTCAATTAAATTTTATTAGTTATAATCAATTAAATGATACTGCCAAAAGATGGGTTAAAAGATATGCCCTTGCATTATGTAAGGAAATATTAGGTCTTGGGGTTAGAGGTAAATTTAATGGACAATTGCCTATACCTGGAGCTGATTTAACTTTAAATAAAGACGATTTAATTAATACAGGTAGAGAAGACCAAGAAAAATTAATGACTGAATTAAAAGAGCAACTTGCTGAATTATCTTATGATAAGATAATGGAAAAAAGAGCTGCTGTACAAGAAGCTATTAATAAAAATCTTGGATATGGTCCTTCGGGAATTTATGTTTTTTAATTTTTTAATTTATAAAAGATGTCTGACTTTAACGAAATAGGATTAAATCCTGAAAATATGGATGCTGCTGAGGCAAAGCCAAAAGGTATTGAATTGTTTTTCGGTTCAAAAGAAAGAGCTTTTTTTACAAATGCAGGAAGAGAAATTACTGAAGGTATATTAAAAGAGAGTTTTTTACTTTATAGAATTGACCTTGAAAAGACACAAACAGATTTTTATGGTCAAGCTAAGAAAAAAGTTTGGCTTCCTGAAATAGAAATTTTTGGTAGAATTAATGTAGAAGTTCAAGACCCAAAATATGTTACTAAAGGAGCAATAGAAAAGAAAGGTATGGGTAATATTACTGCTCATATTTATTTAGACCAATTGGAAGAGCTTGGTTTAATTACAAAACAACAAAACACTAATGTTATTGTAAGTGGAATTAAGATGGGCCATTTCATTGCTTATAAAGGACAATTTTATAAGATTATTGATGATGGATATTCTCAAATATCTAATGAGTTTTCATGGGGTGGAGATAGAAGATTCTTTATTACAATCAAAGGTGTTGAGGTTGATGAAGATATATTCCAAGGCCGTTAAGATGTAAGTTAAGGGTTTTATACCTATTTGGCGTTACTCTCTTATAATTAAAAGATTACTTTATATTAAAATATATTGTTACCAGCTTTTAGTAAAAAACGTCAAAAACCAACGCCCCCTCTCATCCCCCAATTTCGAAAAATTGCTCCTAAAAGCCTAAAATAAGGCGTAGGAAGTACAGGCCGAACATATCAGCTATACTGGACGAGAGTGGGCCTTTTGACGTTTTTATACTGGCTTGTGAGGTACCATCCCCCAGGGTAAAAACTCCTACATGTGAGACCAACGCCCCGAAGAAAACACAATGTAGGTTAAAAAATCATTTCAAATATAGACAATAAAAAACTTGAATCCAAATTTTTTTTAAAACTATTTATTAATAAATATATGTCCATATTAGATAACATAGGAAAAAACTTGGATTCAGACTTTGAAAACCATGCTTTTTTACCACAAAAATTAGAGATTGTAGATTTGGACAAAGGGGTTTTTGAATTCATTAAAAACCTTAATATTACTGTTACAGATGAAACAGGAAATTCAAGAGTAGTTCCAATCATATTTAATACTCATGAGCTTTGGGCTGAGAGAAGAATGAATTGGAAAAGTATGCGTAGTGAATATGGGGAAGAAATTACAAGACCCTTTATGGTTTTGACAAGAACAGCTGTAAAGCAAGGTACTTCTCCTCTTAAAAGAACTGTACCAGTTAAGAAAAAATTTACATGGCTTAAAGTACCTACATTTGATGGGACTTTAAAAGGTTATGTTCTTTATAAGATTCCTCAGCCAACATATATTGATTTACATTATGAATTAGTTTTTGTAAGTACTTATGTTGATGATGTAAACAAATATTATACTAAAGTTTTAAGAGATGGATATTCAGATTTGCAAGGATATATGAATATCAATGGTTATCATGTTTCTTCAAGAATAGAAGACCCAAGTGAAACGAGAGAAGAAGATTTGGCTAGTGAAAAGGTTTATGAAACAACTTTTCCAATAATAGTCTTTGGAAAATTAGTTGACCCAACACAATTTGAGAGAGTAAATACAATTAATAAAATACAAATAAAAATTTCAGAGAAAAAATCTGATAAATAAAAGATTTTGATAATTTCTGAATATTTATAATAAAACTTTAAACCTTATGGTTGTTAGAAATAAAAAGAATGGAACAAACATATTAGCTTTTAGGTCTGGAGTACAAAATGTAAAGATTTCAATAAAAGCAGGTGAAGTAGTTGAAATACCAAATTTAACAAATTATAGCCAAATTATTAATAAGGCTGATTTTGAAAAAAGAGGATGGTTTGAAATAGTTGAGTCGTTAAAAATTGAAGAAGAAACAAGTTTAGATAAAGCAAGGAAAGAGGTTAAATATTATGCCTCTGAAGGTAAATAAAAAAAGAAAAAAATAACAAACAAAAAAACAAATAAATAATATGGCAACAATTTTCGTATCACCAGGAGTATACACTAAAGAGCAAGACTTTTCAGTTTTTGCATCTCGTATTGGTATTACCAGACTGGGGTTAGTTGGTAAGACTGAAAAAGGTCCAGCTTTTGAACCTATAAAGATTAGTACTTCTGATGAGTATGCTTTAAGATTTGGTGGGACAGACCCAGATTTACCATTATCTTATGTGGCAAACTCATTCTTAACTCAATCAAATGAATTGACTGTAACAAGAATTCTTGGTAATACAGGATTTGTTAACTCACCAGCTTGGATAATAGCAGCATCAATGAGCGGTTCTTCTTCAGGAGCAACTTTAGCTGTATTAAGAAGTAAGAAAAGTCAAATTGACAATACATTTTATTTTGACCAAGAGTCAGATATTAAAATAGGCGGAATTACTTCTGCGCTTGGAGATTTTATTTTATCAGGTACAACAGGTCCTTTAACAGCTGGAACTATTACTGTTTCTTTAGATGAAACTAAAGATAGTTATATTACAAAAATTTTAGGTAAGAGTCCAAAAGTTATTTCTGGATTACCAAATTTCTATGTTGAAACAATTTATCCACACTTCTTAAGAGAAGCTGTTAATAGAGGAGCTGTTTTAAATATATTCAGTGCAACTGTATATACTCAAGAAGGTTCATACACAGATTATCAAAGTAGTTATACAAACGCTATAACTCCTTGGGTAGTTGGTAGAGTAGTAGGAGGAAGTGTAAGAGAATTATTTAGAGTTCAAACTATTTCTGATGGTGATGGTTCTAATAGAGAAATTAAAATTTCTATTGCAAATATTGACATTGTAAATTATACATTCGATTTAATTGTAAGAAGATTTGATGATACAGATGCAACAGCTTCTTCTTCAGCACTTGAAAGATGGTCAAATCTTTCTTTTGACCCAAGAAGTACAACTTACATTGGAAAGGTAATCGGTACAACAGATGAATCTTATCCAAGAAAATCATCTTTCATTACTGTTGATATTGCTGAAAATGTTCCTACAACTTCAGTTCCAGCTGGTTTTAAAGGTTATACTTTAAGAACTTCTGGTGTAAGTGGAACAACAGCTCCAGGGCTTTATTATAAAACAACTTATTTCTCAGGAGATTCTAAATTCAAGACTTATCTTGGTATTTCTGAATTAGCTTATACAAGCTTAACTCAGAATATGGTTTCTACAAGAAATTCAGTTAAAACTTTAGAAGCAGATTTATTCGCTTATTATGGTGGTGTAGCAAGTGGTACAACTACAACTAAAGGTTTCCACTTAGAGAATACTGCTGATGCGTCTTTATTTATTAGTGGAAATAAAAATAGTTTAACAGCTTATACAAATGATGCTCAAACTTTAATTGATAAGACTTTATTAAAGTTCACATTAGTACCATATGGTGGTTTTGATGGATGGGATAAATATAAGCAATATTCATATACTTATGAAGAATTTAAAGATGCTTATCAAGATAATGTAGATGAATTTAAAGCAGGTATTGATACAATGGCAAATCCTGAAGAAGTAGATATTAACTTATTTGCTACTCCTGGTATTGACTTCTCAAATAATGAGACAGTTATTAGATATGCTCTTGATATGATTGAAAATAGAGCTGATTCTCTTTATATTATTGATTCTCCAAGATTAACTGTAGGTACTGAAAAAGGTACACCAGAAGAACTTGTATCAAGATTAGAGGCAACAGGTATTGATAGTAACTATTCTGCTACTTACTGGCCATGGATTCAAATTGAAGATAATACAAGTAACTTATATACTTATCAATCTCCAACATTATTAGTTGTAAGAGCTATCGCCTTTACAGATAACGTTGCAGCTCCTTGGTTTGCTCCAGCAGGTCTTAATAGAGGTCTTGCAGGTGCAGGTGTTATCAGAACAGATATTAAGGCTGGTAAAGATGAGAGAGATGTATTATATGCAGGAAGAATTAATCCAGTTGCATTCTATATTCAACAAGGTATTTCATTGTGGGGTCAAAAGACAATGCAAGTTAGACAATCTGCTCTTGATAGAATTAATGTTAGGAGATTACTTCTTCAAGTAAGAAGATTGGTTTCTGCTGCATCTTTAGGATTAGTTTTCGAACAAAACGACCAAACTTTAAGAGACCAATTCTTAGCAAAGGTAGAACCTATTTTATTACAAATCCAAAACCAAAGAGGTTTAACAGCATTCAAAGTTGTTATGGATGATAGCAATAATACAGCTGATACAATTGATAGAAATACATTGGTTGGTAAAATACAATTAAAACCAACAAGAACAGCAGAGTTCATCGACTTAACATTCCAAGTATTACCTACTGGAGCGAACTTCGAAGATTTTTAAAATTAAAAAATATAACTTATAAAAGTAAAAAAAAGAGGGTTTATATCCTCTTTTTTTCTTTTTATAAACAAACAATTGTTTTTAATTTCTATTTATATATAAATAATTTGTAAATGCCTGGAATGTATTTTAATCCCATAAAAAGAATTTTCTTAAATTTATCTGGAGGTACTGTTTCTGGGGATACAGTTTTTGAGCAGGGTTTAGTTGCCTTAAATTTTTCGGGAGATACAATTTATTCTGGGAATACAAACTTAGATATAATAATTAGAGATATTGCAAATAGTGCTGTTACAGGAAACACAAATTCTGCAGAATTTTTACCATTATCAGGTGGAGTAGGAGGTCAATATTATTTTACAGGAAATACAACTGGTCAAACTTTATATATTGAAAATGATTTTATTCCTAATAATGATGATAATTCTAATTTAGGAACAACAATTAAAAGATTTAGAAATTTAAATATAGTAAATGGTGTTTCTGTAAATTTCACAGCAGAAACTAGATTGTCTACTCTTGAATTAAAGTTAGGAAATACAATTGTTACAGAAGATAATATTATTCTTTCTGGAAATACAATAAGTGGAGGTAATTGGTAAAAAAATAAAATAACAATAAAAAAATAAAAAAATATGGCATTAAGAGATGTGCGTATAGCATTAAGAGACAGGCAAACCACAGGAGGTTTATTGCCTGCGGATTCACAATTTGGTGAACCATTTATAAATTTATTTGATGGTATATTAAGATTCTCTGGTGTTACAGGAGGCTCTTATGAAACTGCTACGCAAAGTGGTGTATTTGAAGTTGGTTCTGTTTTATATAATCAAAGAATTAGTAATAGATTAAATATTAATAATAATTTAATTATTAGTGGAGATACTGGTATTATTAGTACTTATGGAGGATTAGCAGGAGCATCACTTAATGGAAAATTTTTAAGTGGAACAACAGCAGGTTTAGTTTTAGCAAATATATCAGATATTCAAGGCGTACAAGTTTATGTGCAAAATGGAAGAAATATTATTACAGGAGGAACATCTACATTACCTACAATAAACTTAGTAGACTCACCTTCATTAAATAATATTACATTTTCAGGTATATCAACTGGTGGTAATTCTATAGCAACAAATGTATCTGCTACAACATTTTATTCAGGTTCAGCTAATTTAGAAGGTATAATTTATAATATTGCGACATCATCTTCTGGTGTACATACATATGTTCAACCAGGAACAAATATAACAACAGGTGGTACAGCAACTGTTCCAATTATAAATCTTGTTGCATCTCCTTCTGTAAATAATATTACATTTTCAGGAACAGCAATTGGGGGAACAATGCAGGCAGGCAGTGGAACATTTACTTCGTTATCAGCAACGACATTAAGCGGAGGAACAATTTATTCTGGTGGAACAAATTTATATTCTATTTTTTCACAAACAGATACAATAACAAGAGTTCAGCCTGGCACAAACATAACAACAGGAGGTACAGCAAATGCACCAACGATTAATTTAGTTGCATCTCCTTCTATTAATAGTTTGACAATTTCTGGAACAACAACAGGAGTAATAGGAAATTTTTCTACTTTATCAGCTACTGCAATTACAGATAGTAATTTAACTGCAGGACGTGCAGTTTATGCTGGCGTTGGAGGTTTATTAAAGACTAATAGTGGATTTACATATGATGATGCTATTAATACTTTATTTTCACAAAATTTACAAGTTGGTTCTCCTTCTTTGAGCGGAACAGTAACAATATGGGGAGATGTAGTTATGATGGGTGCTGCTATTAGTGCATTTACTTCTCAGTTATATATTGAAGATAATAATATACAATTAAATTATAATCCATCAGCTTCAACAACTTCAGCATCTCTTGGAGCTGGGCTAACAATACAAGATGGTTCTGGTATTGCTGCAGGTGATGTGTTTTTAGATATTAGAGGAACAGCTACAGGAGTTGCAAATAGAAGCTTTGCAACTAATCTACAAGATATCAGAATAAGAGAAACAGGAACTATTTCATCTCCTAATGGCTCTAGGCTGCTGGCGGAAAATGATTTTATTGATGGAGGTACATATTAATAAAAAAGCTCAGTAAATTTACTGAGCTTTTTTTATGTTAAATCATTTAAGTCTTTTCCTATTTCTATACTAAAATTTCCTATTTGAGGTATAGACATTCTTCCTCCTCCAGAAAATAAAAGTTGAAATTCTCCATAAAAAGTACCTGATTCATTTGTGTCTTCTGGGTCCCAATTATAAGATATATTACCACCACTATAAGAAATTATTTGTGCTGGTTTAGCCATGATTTTTACATCTCCACAATCATTTGTCATTGTAAAAGTGCATGCTGTTACACCGCTTAGATTAAAAGGTATTTTATTACCAAGACATGCTCTATCACTTATAACAATATCAATTGATGGAAGTGTATCGTTTCTTTTAATAAAGAATTTATCTTTAAGTGTTTTGATATAACCTGGTTGTGGCATTTTAATTTTATATATAAATATATTATGAAATATCTATTTCAAAAGAATCATTAATAATTTCTATTTCAAGAGGATATTTTATTATTTCAAATTCAATTTGATTTGTAACAAAATTCATATTAATTCTAAAGCGTGTATTTATTTTTTTTATAGGTGCTGTTTCTGTATATTTTATAAACCAAACAAGGTCATATGTAATATCAGATGCGTATAAATTCGGATTAAGGTCTGCGAAATATATTCCAGTAGATGTGTTGCTAATAGATACTAAGTTTTCTATTATCGAATTAGATTCTGTATCTCCAGAGCCAGAAGTAAAAGTTGTAGCGCTAAGAGAGTAGGGATTTATTAAAATATAATCTTGCTGTAAAGTACTACCAGTTCTGATAATTTTTACATTATAAAATTTTTTATATAATTTTAATTCACCCATTTTTTTAAAAAAAAACCTTGGAATAACTAAAAAGTATTCCAAGGTTTTAATATTTTTATAATTAAATTAAGCGCCTAAAAGACATCTGTCTGGCTGAATAGTAATTGTTACCTCAGAAATATCATCAGAACCATAATCATAATCACCAAATTCAGCATTTGTAATCATACAACCTACAAGAGTCCATTTTTCAACGTCTTGTCCAGTTGGGTCAAGACCTTTTAAAACAAGGTTTTTCTTGTAACCAACTGCATAACCCATACGGCCTGTAGCAGTTTCAAAATGTAATCTTACCCACTCCATGATTTTTTGAGTAGTAGATGGTCCTATTACATCAATAAATTTGATATCAATAGAACCCCATTTTGAACGACCAGCAACCCACTGAGAAGTGTTCATGTACATAATTTCAACAGGATTAATTTCTAATTTTGGTTTACCTGAAGTTTGAACTAAAAAAGATTCGATTCCAAGCTCAGTTGGAAATTCCAAAGCGAATCTATTTTTTCTTTTTGGTTCCTGTTCAATTGGAACGGGTCTAAACATATCTGCCATAGTAGTTGTGTTTGTTGTTTATAGTGTTATTTTTATATATTAATAAATACATAGAAAAAAAAATTATATTTTAAAAAAAATAGAAAAAAAATTATTAGGCTATATTTATAAAGGATATTAAAGCCTCTATAGGTTTAAAAGTCAGAATTCTATAATTCAAATTAAATGGCAAGCGGTCAAACAAGAACAGTTGGGGCAATTATCCCAAAGAAAAGTGCTGTATCTGGTAAAATACCAACAGGTACAACTGCTGGGGAAATTTTCTCTAATCTTACAGATAAAAAGCTGTGGGGATATGACGGTGTCAATATATTTGAATATGGTTCTGATACTTTTTTAAATTTAACTGGAGGAACTATATCTGGAGATATAATAGTAAATTCAATCAGTGCAAACACTTATTTAGGTTTACCAGAGGACATATCCCTAACATCTTTTACATATAATAGTGCAAATACTTTTACACTAACAAATAATACAGGAGGAACACTTTCTGCTATTATTAATGTAATGACTGGCCTTACAGTTAATGGTGGTCTTAGCGCTACAACATATACTGGTGATACTATTACATTAAATACTAGTGGTTCTGGAACTGTTGGTTTATTATTAAATACAGTTAGTAACCAAGATTCAAAATTACATTTTTCAACAAATAACGCTGCTTCAGCTAGAGGTAGATTATATGTTGAAGATGCATCGCAAACATTTAATTTATATACATTTAATAGTGATACTATTTTTTGGAATGGTAATGGACTTGCTCAATCAAAAACACTTACTTTGTATACTGATACTACAGCTAAATTTGAAAATAAACTTACAGTTGGTTCTTTAAATATACAAAATATACCTAGCGGTGTTAGTGTTTATAACTTAGCTATTGATTCTAATGGCAATGTTATTTCAGCAATTACTAATTCAATTGATGTTACACGTGTACAACCAGGTTCAAATATTTCAACAGGAGGAACTGGGAATTTTCCAGTAGTGAATTTAGTAGATTCTCCATTTGTAAATAATATTAATTTCTCAGGCACTGCAATTGGTGGAACAATACAAGCTGGTGCTGTTACTGCAACTTCATTATCTGCTGGTAGTATATCTGCTGTAACTTATTATGGTAATGGTATAAATTTAACAGGAATAACTGGAGCTTTTGGAATTACAATAGATGGTGCTGGGAGTGATATAACACCTGGTCAAAAAGGATTTGTAGTAGCTCCATATAACATGGGAATAACTGGATGGGATTTAATTGCAAACACATCTGGGAATTGCGCAATTGATATTTGGAAAAGCGCAACAATACCAACCATATCTGATTCAATTACTGGTCTTAGTTATCCAGACTTAATAAATAATCAATTTAATCAAAATAGCACTGCTCTAGTGAGTTGGGCTACGGGAATAACCAATGGCGATATTATTGCCTTTAATGTTATATCAGCAACAAGTGTTTCGAGAATAACATTAACATTAAAAACAATTAAAAAATAATATAATGTCAATAAAAGCGATAAATTTCAAATTTAATGGGACTACAACTGGAATTACAACATATGATTCCTCATTGACGAATCTTGGAACATTAATTAAACAATATTCAGGAGTTACTAATCAAGATGTTTTTGCGGGTCCAGCCAAGATAGGTATGGCTAGACCAATGGAACAATCAACTGCCATACCTTCAATATATCCACATGTTATAACATTTTCAGATAGTATTGATTGGGTTTTTTTAGCAGATAATGCTACAGCTGCAGCAACAAGAAGGATTGTAATGTATGAATATAATAAAAATACATCAGAATTTAATTGGAAAGGTTTTATTACACTTACTTATCCAGCAGCAACAGTAGGACATACTATAAGAGGCTTTAAGGTTGTTAGAGAATTATACACCTCTGGAACAACAGCTGCAAGTGGGACAGCTGTTACTGGAACAGGTAGTGCATGGAGTACAGATAGAATGTCAGTTGGCTGCAGAATAGGTTTTGGTTCTTCAGACCCAGCTCAAGTTACAGAATGGGCTAATATAAGTGCTGTTGGAAGCGATACTGGAATCACACTTTCTACAGCTCTATCTGGAACATATACTGCTGGAACACCATATGTTATTGAAGATATGATTATTATTACTTCAACCGCAAATACAACTGCAACAAATGGTGGTTTATTTATTACTAAAGGTATTGCGGCAAATATATTTACATCCGTTGGAACCACAATACCAGCAGCTGTAGCAACAGATAACATTAGAGCTGTATATTGGCTTGCAGATGCTGCTGTAGTTACTAATACTGCACCATGTGGAGCAGCTATACAAGAAAAAACATCATGGGTTTCTGCTAGTACTTACGTTTTAGATGTAGCTACAGCAAAGGTTTTTGTTTATAATTTTAGAAAAGCATTAACATTAGCTTCAGGAAAGGATACAACAACGCTATTGCTAAAGACAGGTAATCAGGCAGTTACAGGTACAATTTCCACAACAAATAATGGTCGTCTTGGAGTTCTTAATCATGGGCCAGGAATTGGAGTCGAATCACTTTATTTTGTTACGACAACAAGATGTTATAGAGCAGCTGTTTCAGCTATAACAAATTCATCCACATCTTGGATTAGTGATGTTATGGTAGAGATTCCACCAGGAGGAGTAAATACCTACTTAGCTACAGGTGCATTATCATCTTGTGAATTATCTTCTGGTATTGATAGGTTAGTTATAGCATCAACAGGAACAGCTGGGGCTAGAAGCTATGTTACAGAGTATAATACAATTTCTACTCCATTTAATCATATTTTTTTAAATGATGATAAACAACAAGACCAATCTATTTCTGATTCTGGAGGAGTTGCTCATCCAGTTATTTTAGCTTCTCCTATGTCGGTATGGTCTGAAAATGGTGTTTTGTATTTAGCTAGAATAGGTACTACTGCTGCGATTAATCAGGTATATACTTTGCCAATAGGAGCACATCAAACATATGCTATTGATGATAGTCAAATGTTAATTACGCCTAAAATTGATATAAGTGATTCAAATAAATTATATAGTTTTACCCCAAAATATATTAGTAAACTTGGAACTGATACATTTTCTTTGCCATCAGAACCTTTTAAAATGTTCTATAGGACTACTGGAATTTCAGATAATACTGGTAGTTGGACCGAATTAGATTATTTTGGAGACTTAACAAGTGTTAGTGCAAGTGAAATTCAGTTTATGTTTATTTTTAAAATTTTAGGTACAACGTGTATTCCGTCTAGGATTATGGGTTTTACATTAACTTATGAAGATAATACAACAGATAGTCATTATGAACCAAGTGTAGGAAATTCTTCTGTTACTAATAGAATTTTTGCTTATAGACAAAGAACTTTATGGAGTAGTAATATACCAAATTTAAAAATAAGAATATACAATGCTGTAACAGGTAGTTTGGTTTTAGAAGATGATATATTGTCTTCAGCATTTGGTACATTTGAATATTCAACAGACGGAGGCTCAAACTGGTTGTCATGGAATGCAACAGCTGATGTTGTTTCAAATTATATAAGATATACAGCCACATCTCTTCCAAGCGGAATAAGAGTGCGTTCATTATTAACACAAGCATAAATATGATAAATTTAGAAAAAGGTGAAAGATTAGTTTCAGATGAAACATTAGTTGTTTTTGAAGGTGGTGAATATAATGAATTTGATTTAGTTCTTGTAGCTAAAGAAAATGAAGATAAACCAATATATCAATTTCAAGCTTATTTTATAAAAAACGGAGAAAATATATGATTGATGATATAGTATTTGAGTTTTGTAGTTTTATATTAGAATTACCAATAGACTCCCCTGGTGGTAATATTAATTCATATTCTTTGGATGGATTTGGCTATGATTTTAATCAGACTTCAGGAGGAGAAACAAGTTACACGTTTATAATATAATATGGAAGCAAGAACAGGTCAAACAATTATAGAAAATTTTTTTTCTTTAGATGTGGATAATAATCCATTATCTGGAGCTACTTTTGATGTAGTGTCAATAAAAGATGGATTTCCATTTACAGGAATAACTGTATCTACAACTTTATCAGATGCTTCACTTGGTCTATTTTATGCGAGTTGGTCAGCAGATACAACTGGAGATTATCAACTTTATATAAAAAATAATTTAACAAATGTAATTTATATTACTGATAGAGTTAGTGTTTTACCAGATAGCGAATTTGACCAAAATATATTTATTGGTTTATAAAATATTTTTAAAGGTATTTATATAGTATGAGTACTTTAATATATCTTGAGCCTAGAGACAATCCTGAATATTTTTTC